GTAAATGTGCCTAATGACCAATCTGTTGTTCCTCCTGTACCACTAAAATTATCTGTTGTAGTTGCTGTTACTTGTGTTGCAGAAGAAAAGTTTGTAATTTTAGCATGACCTCCACTAAATTTTATTAATCTTCCTACGTCTGTAGATACAAATGTATTAGAAGATGCAGTTATAGTAACACTACCAGAAGTACCACTAGGTGTCATAGTTGTGCTTGTTGTGTTTTGATCTAAATATGGGCCACGTTTAAAATCTACTTCTGTTAAAGTCCAATTTGTATGACCTGTTCTAGATAATTTTCTAGGTGCTACATCTTCATGTACTAAATACATAACATCTGCTGATTGTGTAAATCCTATTTCGTATAATTGACTTTCTGTAAATGGTGATGCTATTTCAAAAACATCTGCCGCAGTACCACCAGAAGTGTATGCAGTATAATTTGTACTATTTACACCTTGTAATTCAAAAGTATTTGTTGTTACATTTGCTATTCTAAATCTTCTACCATTTACTTGTGTCATTCCTACAACACTATTAATCCATACATCATCACCATTAGAATAACCGTGAGATGATACAGTAACTACAGCAGGATTTGCTTGTGTTATACCTGTTATTGTTTTTGATGCGTTTGTTATTTGACCATTATCTTTATAAAATCTAATATATTGATCGCCTAATTCTAAAATATATGATTGTGTAATATTAAATTCAAAAGGTATTATTCTTGTAGCTTTACTACTATCTTTTACTTCTGCAACAAATCTACTACCATATCTTCTTGTTGCACCGCCTTGTGGAAATACTGTCATATTTTGCATTTCCTCAACACCATTATTGTATTTTTTAAAATCTACTTGACCTGCTAGTTTTGGTGTTAATTCACCAGCAGTAAAATTAGTTTGAAAAGGGTGTACTCTTGCCATTATTTTCTAAAGTCCGTAAATGTATCAGAAACAAGATCATCCATAAATCCTTCTTGTCCATCAATACTACGTGCTTCAGAAAGTTTTTTTTGAAATAAATCCTGCATTTGTTTTTGTACTGCCATACTACTCGTTACAGGGTATGCTAGATCTACAGCTAATTTAGCAGTTAATACGTCTACAAACATAGCATCAAACAAGTTTGTATCTGTAATTCTAGCTATATATAAAATGTTAGCAGTACCTTGATCTGTAAGTAATACTCTACCTTGTGTTCCAAAATTTTCTACTTTAAATTTGTAATCTTTTTCTTCCATTTCTAACACACGTAAACAAAAAGGATTTGTTGGTAATGCATATTGATAAGCAAAACCATACGTAGGTTTGTCTGAAAGTTGCGCTAAAGTTGTTCTTGTTATTGAAAAATTAAAAGGGTGAGATCTTAATACACTATCTCTTGTGTCTGCATAAAATGAATTACATAATCTGGCTCTTTCGCTATCATCTGTCAATGAAGTTATAGGATCATCACCTAATCTTCTTAATGCATTTGAACAAATTGATACTTCTGTAGCCATAATATGAATATACCAAAGGGGCGACTATAATTCAATATATATCGCCCCTTCTAAATGTTTAGTTACTAGATATTAGTCCATACTGTAGATAACAGTAGTTTTAATTGTACCAGAGATTGAAGCACCTCCAGTAGTTAATAAAACATCTGTTTCAGCAGTATTCTCATATCCTACACCGTCTATAGCACCTTCTTGCGACATAGCCATTTGACCAGCCGAAGCAGTAGATGTAGCCGCAATATATCTTGCCGCCGCACCGCTATCGCCTACTGATATAGTTGATGAACCACCTAGAGCATCAAAATGTACAACAATGTCATACACGATTGCACCCGCAGGTAATTTTGCAACTGATATATCAGATCCAGAAGCTAAAGAAGATGCTTCATAACTGTCGTATTGTACTCGTAATCTACCATGAGATTGACTTGCAATAACCTTTTCTACTGGTTCTGCTGTTCTCTTGGTAAAATTTACTCCTTTTACACTCGCCATAATAAGTCCTCCTTAACTATTATTCTGTACAAGCAATCTCTACGACTTTCTCATCTTCTACTCTCGTAGCACCGATAGTCATACATAGATATACTTGTGTACTATAGTTTTTGTCTGCTCGTTCAGATATTTTTGTTTGAATATCTTTACCAAGTGCCAAACCTATAGATGTGTTAGTGAATGCTAGTACTTGTCTGTTACCGTTACTATCTGTTCCAAGTCTTTCACTTCTGATAAACTTGAAGCCCATAAAAGTATCAATATCGCCTTGTACTAACGCCTTTACGCTGTTGAAATCTGACGAAGTTATTTGCGTTGTGCCTAGCAAATCAGAAATCTGTTTTGCTGAACATACAATCGTTCTACCTTCGTCTGGATCTACGTTAGCCGCATCTAATGTTTCTTTTGCAGAAATTAGTTTAGCTATAGTTAATCCAGTTGATCCATGTGCAATTTTTTGTCCTGCTGGAAGTGCAATAGTTGAACCTCCAGAAACACCGCCAAAAGCATTACCAGTAGCCGCCGCAATAATTACGTCATCCATTGTTCTGCCCATAGCGTATGCACCAGCTTTTGCATACTCGGATTGTGGTGAAATAAGCAATCTTACTTTATCGCTATCGTCAATAAGATCTGCCCAATCATAGTCATCCATAGTTACTTTTCGTCTAGAATGTGGCGTATCCACTCTTGGTGTATCAGCGTGTCTAGACGTTCTTTTCACAGCCGCAGTTGATCCAATTCTTTCAAAGAAATGTGATTTCCCTACTACACTTTCGGTTCTAACCGCATCTCTTAATTTTGAACCTTTTTGTTGCGCCAAATGAAAAACATTACTTTTGTATTGTTCTACAAAAGCAGTTGTTATTTGAACTGACATAGTCGTTCCTCCATTAAAAGTTACAGAATAGAGAGCATAACACACATTATGTTACACTATATTCCAATTTAATCGGTTTTTGTCCTAACGGGAAACCTAATTTTTAAGCCATATCGGCTAACGCTTCGTTATCCAAAAAGGGCGAAATCAGTTGTTGTAATTATACAACACTTTTAAACTAATTACCATATGCTTTTTCATGTAATTGTCTAACTTTTTCAACAGCAGTTTCATCACCTTTATGGTAAGGGTGAGTATTATCTGCCATAATTTTAGCAATTTCATCTTTAGCATCTAACGGCGATACACTTAATCTATTGTTTTGTGTATTTTGTGCCATATCTTCTGTTACTTCTTGGCCTAATCTAGCAAAAAATCTTATAACAGCAGGATTGTTACCAGCAGAAGAATTAGTAATAAGATCTCTTAATTCATCATCACCGTATACTGCTAATGCTCTATCTGCGGCGGCAACTTTCTTATCATAGTCGTAACCCCATTCTTGCTTTAGTACACTTTCTGTTTCTGCCTTTTGTCTTGATATTTCAGCAGGTTCATTTTCTTCTTCATGTTTTATAGTATTCATTTGATACTCTAACAATGCGCCTACTTGTTTATCACTTAAACCAATTTTATGTGCTACGTTAGTAAATTCTTCAAGATTTCTTTGTTCAAAGAACGGTTGATAATCTTCTGGTATATTTACTGTATATTTAGAAGCATCTTCTGGTCTACCAAGTTTTGTATATACATCATTATATTCTTCATCAGTTTTAGGTATAGATATTGTATTACCTAACCTTTTCTGTTGATGTACTACAGTTTTTGCAAGATCTTCTACATTATTAAAATTTTTTAATGTAGCATCATTTTTTAATTCTTCGGGTAGTGTTGATTTCCAATCTTGATTATCACTTCCCGATCCAAGTACAGTATTGTTTTCTTGTACTGGATTGTCGTTTGTGGTCATTTGTTCATCAGACATCTTTATCCTCCTTTAATAAGTTAATTATTCTGATTGCTACGCTTCGTTGTCCTTCACGAAACGCTGTTTCATGTGCATCACCTTTTGTATAAGATGATCTATGATAGTAAGCTGACGTTAAATCAGCTAACACTCTTTTACCTTCTGGTGTATCAAAAGTAATTCTATAATCTGTTTTTATTTTTTTAAGATCTTTGTCCATATTCATCAGCTATATTTTCCATACCCATTTCATTTACTGTATCTTCTAATCCACCAGATACATTTGGATCTGCAAGTATTTTTGCCGCTTGTGCTTGATCTTTTTGTGCTTTACCTAATGCTTGTTGTTCTTGTGCCATTTGAGCCATTTGCGCTTGTTCTGCTCTCATTGTTCTCATATTGTCTACATCATCTTTACCACGTAATACTGTTTTAGGTACACCTAATAATTTACCACGTAATCTTACAGCTTCGTCATGGTCAATATTATCCATAATAGCAGGATCTATTTGTGCAATATTCATAGCTAAACTATATAATCTTTCTATAGCTACACTTTCTTCCATTCTTTGTGAACGTGCTAAAGGCCCTAAATATTCTACATCTATTTTTGTACCTTGTATAATATCTGGTTCTTTCATTAATGCACCTGCACGATACATAATACCAAACACACGTTCTATTAATGGATTTAAAAACTCACTTTGAAATCTACCTAATGTTGGGCCAAGAAGTCTTTGCATCAATTCGTATCTAACTTGTACTTCTGTTGCCGTCATTTGTGGGCCTTCTTGTAATTGTAATTGATCTGAATAATATGCTTGTCTTATTGCAGTACGTAATTGATTTTCTTTTAAATCTGTAATCTGCCAGTTTGTTCCTATCTGTAAAGGTTTTACAGCACCATCATTTCTAATAACTGTAATACCAGCAGGTGTCATTCTAACTCTACCTATAACACCATCATCTTGTACAAGTAACGGTGGATCAATAGCTTTTGCCCATGCTTTTAATCCTATCTCTACAGCTTTGTTTAATGTTTTAATATCTGGTAATGCATTAAAACTTGGTGATCTACCAAATATTTCACCTGTTGCTTTTGACCAACGTGGTACTAAATATGGAAACTCATTGTAACCACCTGTTCTAACAACCATCTTATCTTCTTCGCATACATGACACGAATGAAATTTTAATTTAGTTGCAGACTTACCTGTAGATCTTTCATAATCTGCTGTTGGTTCTACTGCGTGTATAAAATTAAATTTATGATCTGGTCTTTCTTTAGATGCTGTTTGTATTTTTTCACCAACATTATCAAAACCAAATTCTTGTACTGCTTGTCTTGCTGTTAATTTATACTTTCTGTAAAGTGTATCAACTTTACCATCTATACTTTCTTGAATATAATATTCTGCAATATGTAAACAATTAAAATGTATACCATCTGTATCAAAACCTCTACTACCTTCTTCTACAAATAATGCGGCTGTACCTATTGAACATAGGTCAAGATACATTTCATGTACTTCTGTATTAAAATTAGTTTCGTTAAAAGTATCATACATTCTACGTGCTGTATCTTCTAACCATAATTGTACATCACGATCTTCGTTTAATTCTTCATCTCTTAATTTTATACTAAACCAAGGTAATGACGGCGAAGTAAGTGTGCCTTGTAAACTTGCCGCTAATAAATTGTTTGCTGTTATAGCTGTACTATCAAATAAAACTTCTGTTCTTTTTTCACCACGTGTTCTTAATGTAACTACATCTGCTTTTCTTGGCATGACATAATCTAATATTTCTTGCCAGTTGACTTCCCACGTACCTCTTTCTTGGCCAAGTCTATCTAATCTTTTTTTTATATATTCGTAATTAGCCATTATTTTTTATTTTTTTTAACACCACCGCCTAAAAGTGTTTGACCAACTTCTGCATCATCTTCAACACCTTCACCACTTGTAAGAATTGTGCCGTACATACCTTTCTTTTTTGTACCAAGCATTTTTTCTTTTTCTTTTGCCGCTTCTGCTTCTGCTTGATCTGTTTTATCGTATACTGATTGATCTACTGGTGGTGGCATTTGTGGTTGTGATTTTCCGCCCATATTATTTCCTTATCCATTTACATTCGTCTTTTAGCATTCCATAAACTGCCGCATCAACAAATTCATTTTTAATTTTCATAACTTTTCTTACTATACCTTCTTTTGTCCATCCTGTACCAGATAAAATGCGTTCATTACGTTCATAGCCGTTTCTACATACTGCCGTCATACGGCCACATTTTAACTGGTTAAAACCATAGTCAAAAACATATTTTATATGTTTTCTAGTAAATAATCTAGGTGTTTCTAATGCTAGATGAACATATACATTATGGCCATCATAATCTGTAAAAAGAAAGCCACCTAAAATTTTTTCATTTTCTATAAATCCAATATAAGAAAATTTATCACCAATATCAGCAGATATATAACATCTTTCTTTTAGGTAATCACCTATAGGTAAACGCCATTTGTCGTTTGTAACGACTTCTACCATTATTATGCTTTCTTTTTCTTTTTAGTAGTGCCGCCACCTAAAACAGTTTTTTGTATGTTAGCTTCATCCTCTACACCACTAGAACCTGTCATAATTGTTTGACCACCATATGCCCCAGCTTTACTAGCCGCCATAGCACTTGAAGTTTTTGGTTGCGTTGGTGCTGTTTGTGGTGCAGTTGGTGCAGGTTGAGGTGCAGGTTGTTGAATAACAACTTGTTGAGGTCTACTAAAAACTCGTCTTATTGCTCTTACAAATCCGCCCATATTTACCTTTCCTATTTAAAAATGTTAAACTCACTATCAGAACGTATCTGTAAAGGTTCAGTATTTTTTATTCTAGCTTTTCTTAACGACATTACACAATATCTCATAGCAGATATTACGTCATCATTAGCTGGAACAATCTTACCATCTTTTCTATGATACATACGTAGTTCTTCCAACAGTTTACCTTGATTTTTAAATATTTTCAATCTCTTTGTCTGCATACGTGTTAGTATTTCCATAACACCAGCTTCTACGCTGTTACCACCAGTGCCTTCTTTTTGGCCTTGACTTGGTGGATTACTAAAATGTTCTCTAGTCATATTAACACCTTCTTGCCTGTATTGTTCTGTAAGATTTTTACCAGAACCTTTATCTGCTTGTCTACCATCCATAGGCCATATTACAGGTATCCATTTACCTCTAGATTTTATGGCTGATGCGTGTACTGGTACAGTTTCTTGACGTAACGAATAACTATCATAAATATAAACAATATCACTATCTCTATCCCATGCTGTCCATACTGATGCTGTTGGGTGATCCCAACCAAAATCTAAACCACATATTCTAGGCCAATGTATTGGTATATCTATAGGATCACAAACTATATCTTCTTCGTTTATAGGAAACACTAAACCAGATCCTAATTGTGGTATACCTTTCTCACGCATTTTTCTTTCATGTGGTGGTAACGCTTGTAGTATTTGATCTCTAACTTCTTTTGTCATATGGGGTGCATCATCCCACGTTGCTGTAAACAATGCTTGTCCATCTTTTAATTTATTTACAAATTGTGCTACTGTTTCTGTCATACCGCTTTCTGGTGTAAACGTCATATATACAATACCACCTTTGTCTGCTGTTCTAGTTAATGCTTGTGAGTAAATACTTGGTGGTGGTTCTTCGTCTAGCCATATAACATCTATACTTTCACCCATCCATTTTTCTTTACCCATCTCATATGCCTTAAATCCTATTCTAGAATTACCACCAGAAACGTGTCTTACTACAACACTATTCAATGCATTAGGTACACCTGCTTTTCTTACAGTATCCTGTATTAAATTTAATGGTATTGTACCTGTACCTTTTGCTGACGGATCGTCTGGTTGGCCGACAAGTTCTTTTTGACAGACATCCCTAGTCGTTTCGTTAGAAACTCCCCCAGCCCAAGCACGTATTGGTCTAGTAAATCTTCTGCCTTCCCACCACGTTGGGTATTTTCCCGACACATGGTACGCCATTTCCATAGCCCCACAAAATGACTTGCCGACACGGTTTCCAGCCATCAACAATCGTTGTGATGATTTGTTATTATGAAACTTTTTTTGATATTCATAAGGTTCATAATCTAACATCCTATTAGTTGCCTTACGGCGTTCTAATTCTTTAGCTATCTCTACTGCTCTTTGCAAGATTTCGTTCATCTATAATTTTATCCAAATCATCACTATGTATTACAAGCCAACTGCCTTTTCTATTGCTTTGACAAAGTGCGACCACAGCCGTCTTACCTTCTTTTTTAGCCAATTCATTTGTGTCCTCCCATAATTTAATTACACTATGTACCTTTCTTAACTTACATTCAACAAATAATCTAGGATGTATTACATCTGCCCTAGTTATTTTACTATTACCACCAGATAATGCATTACGTTTACCATTAAAATATTTTGCAACATTTCTTTCTCTTTTTTTCCATGCTTTATCGCCCATTATATTTTTTTTCCCAAATTTCTTTTTGAGTTAGATCTTTTTCATCTTCTTTTTGTTTGGTTCTAGGATTTATTTCGTTAGGTTTTATTGTTTCAACTAAAGCATATCTGTATACAGTTGGTGATAAACCCCATTGAAAATGCAATAAATACTTTGGTTTGTTTTTATGTTCTATTAAAGCAGGATCAAAGTCAGAAGTAGTCATAATAACAACAATATCACACATTCGCTAAATGTTCTACCTGTTAACATAAGTTAATATGTAAAATTACCCACCGCTACACGGATTAATCCATTGTAGAGTAGACGCACGGGCGTTTTGGGGGGTAGCCCCCTCCGAAGGCGCATCATCTTATGCAATCGCACCTGTCTGTCTGTATGTATGCTGTCGCCTGTGTGTATTTTGTAGGAGGGTAAGAGCTGTTTAGTAAAGAACAAGACAGCAACAACCACGCCACGGCCTTGCCTGTAGCCCGTGTGTGTGTGCGTCTATAAGCATTCCTGTAGCATTGTTGGACACTTGTCAAGGCATATAAACGCTTCTACGTACCATTTACACTTGTTGTGGTGTTATGGTAGCCATGACCTTTATATGTGTCTATACGAGTAGCTGAGGCAGAATAAGGGCTAGTTTATTGAACCACCCCCGCCGTCTGACTTAATGACGTGGATAGTTGATAAGAGGTGATTTAACTCTTGGCGCAGTTCTTCGTCTGTTTTCTTACCTGTCACATCCTCAACCTTATGCGTAGTCTGATACCCAGTACGATCTAGCAATGAGTTGATTGCGCCTAGTTTTACGCTTGGACTAATCTTATCGCCCTCAATAAGTTGTTTAAGTTTGTCCACGGCCATTGGAACGGCTGATCCTAGTAGCTTACGTGTTTCAGTATCTATTTCGTTAGATAGCTTGTTTTTAAGTTCGTAGCCCTGTTGTTCAGCAGTCTTTTCTGAATACCCCGCCTTAATTGCGCTTTGTGTAGCGTTACCTGTTTGGCTAAAGTACTCAATAAAGCGTTTTTGTTGATCTGTAAGCATTCTAGACATAATGAGAACATTCTAACCTAAAGCAGTTGACAAGTAAATAAGATTATATTATTAACTTTAGTTAACTCTATGAAAGGGGGTTTGTTATGAAATTTGAATATATCATAACTCAAACAAATAATGACAAAGTTATAAAAGCTATGTCATTCAAAAAACTTTGTAAGCGTTTAGCTACAGAATATCCTAATGAATTATGTTCTGTAATGTACGTAAACAAAAAAGGAAACAAATGCCGTAAAGACGTTTTTAACGGCAAGGTGGTTCGTTATGGATAAAACTATAATGAAACTAGAAGCTATTTTAGATTATCTTTGTAAGATGACGGGTAGAGATATAGCTATATTCTATCCAACAAAGCAATCTGAGATCGTGCCTTATCTTAAAAAAGAGATTAACAAGACATTGGAGTTGGTCAAATGATTAAGATGAGGATTAAAGGTAAATTGTACACAGGCCAATCTGTGTACGATTGCCTATGTCAAGCAGTACGTCAACCTATTAACATTCGTGCTAAAATGGTTGATGTGCATAAACTAATCTCAAAAAAACCTATAACTAAAAAGGAGGATAAAAATGGGATATACTAACTATTGGAAACAACCTACACCCTTTACAGATGCGGAATGGTCTAGCATTTGTAAAGAGTTTAACATAATGAAAGATATAGCGGGTGATCGTATTAAGTTGCAAGACGTTAACCCGTTGAAAGATGGTCTTATTGTCTTTGATGGCGGTAAAGATGGGAGTTGTGAAACTTTTGTGCTTCATAAACTTCCTAAAATAAAACCCGACTACGAGGGGCAGGACTTATCTTTTAACTTTTGCAAAACTAGGGAATTGCCATACGACATCTATGTGTGGCATATGCTTACCTTTTGTTCAATGCTAAAACATAACTTTGTGGCTACCCGTGATGAGTGGAGTTATGACGGGGATGTGCTTGGTATTGGTGATGGCGTTGACGAACCAAAAGAGGCCGTCAATGGTTAGCGGTAGAATAGCTTTGATCTGTGGGGGTTTATCCCTCACAGGTCTTGGGTGGTTTATGTCATATAACGCAGACCATACGCTTGGACTTATCCTTGCAGGTGGTGGCGTTATTTTATTAATAAGTGCTTTACCTAGAACGGAGGATTAATATGAAATGGGCAAAAAGTTCAAAAAAACTTAAAAAGTACAAAATTGTGTTAATTAAAGATTATGTTGATGTTATCAATATAGCATTAGACGGCAAAGCTGATTGGCACTTTTCACAAAATAACATTGTTAAAAATAAATTAGGTGAGGATGTAAATATAGATCATGTTCTTGGTAATTTTTGTTTAATGATAAAAAATTGTATCAATACACAATACAAGTCGCAAAGGAGGAGGGTTAAACAATGACAAAAAGAAAAATAAAAAGTTGGGCTATTGTTGTAAATTATTCTGATAATGATGATGACATGGAATATATTACAGAAATGCCAGATAGTGTTAGTGGCCCAATAGATGATTATTTAACTGAAACAAGGGAGGATAACAATGACACAAAAAAGATGCGGTGAGTTAGAGGATAAAATGGCGGTCATAACCATTACAAAAACTTATGAACATGGCCTTTGTGATTGTTGTTGCGACCATCCAAATGATGTTCTAAATTTTTTAGATTATGAACATGATTTTATAAATGAAAAAATAGAAGTAAAAATAAAGGGGGAACAATGACACAAAGAGATGACGGCCACGATTATAGAGATAGTAAGAATAAAGCTATGGCATTTGATAGGCAAACAAAAACTAAAAATGCTATTAAATTATTAAACTCTAACATAGATGCTTTAGTTAAATGGAAAGACAATAACAAGCATTATATGGTAAGTGATGATCTGTCTGATTTTGAAAGTATCATAGACAATTTGACAGATACATTCATAGACCTTAAAATAGCAACGGGGGTAGATGTATGATTATATTTGGTAAAACACCTAAAGATTGGAAGCGTGATTTAGGTGTAAAAAGTCTATATTACAGAACTGAAATAATTTGTTTTGTTGTAGGTTTTGTGATAGGTGCAATCGTTTTATAATGTTAAGGGAGGAAGCGAACAAACTCGTATTCCTCCCTCAACTTCTTGTGCTTTTTCAGCAGTTTCTTGTATTTAAGTTTCCATGATACACGCCTCCTTTTGTTAATTCTTTTACTTTCCTTGGCCACGATATTTCTTCCATGATCTTCGTTTGTGTTTGTTCATTTTTTGCTTACTCGGATTACGCCCAATAGACGTTTTGTGAAATATAGGTTCGTGTTGTACGTGGTCTTTAAATTTTCGGGCCATCTTCCTTTTTTAATAATTTACTTATAGCATCTAGTAAGAATGTTATATGTTTATTACCTATAGATCGGACAACTACAAACAACTCACGTTCTCTATCTGTCATCTTATCTATAAGTCTATGATCTTTATACTCACTAAACCCACTATTTTGCATTTCTTCATCAAACTTGCTTATCCACTCCATAGGCACGTTTAACATTGTATCTAACTTTTCTTTTTCATAAGTATTTTTTGGAAATATCTTATCAAACTTTTTGTAATCTATTGACATACCCCTCCCTTGCAACAACTGACTAACTCTTTGTTTAATTTTAATAACTCTCTTTGTGTTCCCCATTTTTCTGTAAATGCCTTTGGACTAAAATGATAGCTTTCCTTTCCTTGCCTGTGATGTGTAGGACATAACCCTATGACTTCGTAATTACTAGCTTTCTTACCCATACCTGTCTTATCTTTGATATGGTGTAGTTCACACGGAGTATTAGGATAGCCCATTTTATAACATATGATACATCCAAAGTCTGCAATCTTTTGCATATGTTGTTTCATGTGTTTAGTTTTACTTCCACTCGCCATATACAAAATCCTTTTCGTAAAATATTTTAGTTCCAACTTTTCGTAATGATAATATATTTTTATTAGCAATAATCATTTGATCGCCTATTTCGTCTTGTGAAAATGACATGACAAATATGTGGCAATCTTTTGTTTTCTTTAACAAATATCCCTCGGTAAAACATATTTGTGGTTTATCTTTTTCTGCTTCTTTTATAGCTTTCCATTGACAATCGGATGCATGATCTTCCCACCAACACTCATACTTATCGTATGTATATAGTTTTGGATCTTTGCGTTTATTTTTTGTTGCCATAGTTTTTATATTCTGCCATCTGATTTATTGTTTTAGTTTTCCAACTATCAAAATTGATCTGCACTAAATACTTTTCCCAATTCAACTCGGCCTCTTTACCAACTGCATCTGCAAGGTTATCAATATGTTTTTTATATCTGTCATCTGCTCTTGCTTCTCGTTCTTGGGCATTAACACTATCCATCTTACCCGTGTTAGAATTTATCATTTTTTCTTTCATAATTACAGACAATAGTATTTTACGGCCATGCTCTAATTTTGTAAGGTTTTTCTTTGCATCTGCATGATCTTTACCTAACTTACGTAATTCATGCATACGCCTTTCTATGTATTCTTCACTCATAACTAAACTCCTTTATGTTTTTTGACTTTGCTCTACGAATATTAAGATGTTGTATAAAACCCATAACATCCTTGCCTGTAGCTACAGGTATAATTTTTTTAGAATGTGGCCAATGACCATACTTTTCTTTAAATGTGTATGATGCCCAACCCTCTTTGTATCCTTTTTGTTTTGCGTAATATACAAGTTGTGCATAGAAGTTTGTTTTATCTTCTGCATTTGGTTTCATCTTTGGCAGTTCTACTAATCTACCTTGTTTTATAAGTATAACTTCTTCTTTCTTTGTAGGTATGTGGCCACAATTAGGACATTCGGGATTATCTTTTATAGGTTTATAAACCGTGTCGCATTGTACACAAGTAAATGGTTGTTGATCTATAGGTTTAGGTTGTTTCTTTTTTCTTTCTTTTTCTTTACTAACCTTTAGTTGCCAATCTGGTACATCTTCGGGAAAGCCATGTTCATACACACACCCACTATGATCTATAATCAATGTATCAAGTTTGTCTGGCGCAGGTCGTAAGGTTCTGCCTACCATTTGTAGATACAATGAATATGATTTTGTAGGTCTAGCTATAATTACACAAGACACTTTTGGTTGATCCCAGCCCTCCGTCAAGACCATACAATTAGACAAGACTTTTATTTCGCCTTTGTCTAGTTTATCTAGTTGTTCTTCTCGTTCTATTTCTGGCATCTCACCATCTATATGGCCACTTGGTACACCATTTTGTTTAAATATATTTGCAATGTACTTACTATGTTTTATAGACACGCCAAAAACTATTGTTGGCCTATCCTCGCCATACCTTATCCAATGTGAAACAATATCACCTACCAATTTAGGTGTATTCATTTTGTTATCTAATGTTTTCTTTTCGTAATCACCTGCAACAATACGTATATCTTGTAAGTCTGGTATTGTAGGTGCAATAATTCTATTAGGTACAAGGTATCCTTGTTTAGTTAAATCTTTTATATTACCTGCTTGTACAAGTTCTTGATATATGTTGCCTAAACCTTTGCCATCAGCTCTACAAGGTGTTGCAGTAAGGCCAATAACATATGCGTCTGGATATTCTTCTATTAATTTTTTAAATGACTTTGAGGTAGATCTATGCGCTTCGTCTATAATTATGACATTTGCATTTGGTTTTATAAAATCATCTCTATCTTTTCTTGACGTAAATGTTTGTATAGATGCTATCTGTACATCTGCATAATGATTAGGTGTTTTACTTGCCATAATTACGCCATGTTTAATATCAAAGTCTGATAATTTACGACTACATTGCATCACCAATTCCCTCCTATGTGCTACAAACAAACCAAAGTTCCCCTTTTCTATAATCTGTTCTAGCATTGATGATGCAATGACGGTTTTACCGCTACCTGTAGGGGCAACGAGTAAAATCTTTTTTTTGCCTTTAACAAAATGGTTTCTAATATTGTTAATTGCTTGTTTTTGGTATTCTCGTAGTAGGTTCATATCTTTTCCATATATCGTTTAATTGAAATAATACTTCTTTTTCATCATCTGGTGGTTTACAATGACTATTAAATTGTAATGCTTCTGTCTTTGCATAATCATATGTTTCGCCACGTAATCTTATTGATATTAACATCTTTACTAATTGTTCGTGTCTATCACCCTCACCGCAACCATAACGTAATGTGCCTGTATATTGGCCTTGATACATAGATGGATCATACTTTACTACTTTACGTTCTGGCCTTACTAATTTCAATCCATCTCTTATTTCTTTCATAGTGTATGGTTCATGTGTAGTACATTGTATAATTTTTACAGGATAAGGATTTTTTTTATGATGATAAAAACCTGCTACACGCATTACACGTGAAAGGTCTTTTACTTTTGGATCTGAATTAAATCTGTTTGATAGTGCTTCTTGGTATAACTCAAAACTTTCTAACGGCATATCTTTTACAATCCAATAACAATGAAACTTGTTACGACTTGTATTAACAACTATGTTAGGAATGACATCAAACTTTGTAGGCAATGGCGTACCATCAAGATCTATAAATACTGCTCTTACATCTGTTATATTTTTTTTAGATCTACCGCAAAGATCTGTTTTGTTAACGGTAAAATATACACCTGCGCCTTTGCTATTTAGTTCAGCAAGTTCATCAAAATGTTCTTCTATCGTACCATGTAATTGTTTAATTAGTTTTTTGTTTCTTACTTTGTCATCAAAAGTTTGGAATGTATGTGTTTGACCAAAGTAATCTAAAAACATACTATAATGTGAATTAGGAGTATAACTCATTCGCACCTATGCCCCACTACTAATTTATTACCATCATTTGTATAATAAGCCGAGTGTTCATACACTCCCTCTTTGTACCAATAGAATGTAGACATATCTTCTATGATTACATTTGCATGGTCTGAACACCAATTATATTTATTACTATCAAAAGTAAATTCTAACTTTTCTAATTGACAACCTGTACAAGCTAACACAAAAATAATTATTTTAGTCATCTTCGCCTAAACTTTCATCACTCCATCTTTTTTTTGCACCTAACTTACCTGCAATAGATCTTTTTTTTCTGTTCTTTGCTTGTTCTTTGCGTTCTTCTTCTGCCTGTATACAGATAAGATATATTTTATTGTCTTTGTCTTTCTTTTCTTCAAATAGATGTGATATATTTTTCCAAATCTTTTCTAACTTATCAACTCTACAATTACACATTCTAGATAAGACCTCCATATCTTTTGGAATACGAAAACTACGCCAACAATGACAATATAATAAAATATATGCGCCTTGTTCTTCTAATGACAATTTCATTCTGTTTGGATCTGAAATCCAATCACTTGCATAAAACTGAAATGCAGGGCTTTGTTCGTCTGTTATAGATTTTCGCATTTTATAATCATTAAGTTAGGTTAACATCAGTTTTACATTAAGAGAAACTTGGTGTCAAGTCTGTTGCCTATCTTGTATGTAGTTGTAGGTGTAGTTGAAGGTGAAGATGAAGATGAAGGGGATACTTTTGCCATTAGCAAACTGATGCGATTTTATGGCAATGCTATGGCAATGCTATAGTTTATAATGGTTCTAAAGAGGGAGGTGTGGCGGTAAACCTAAACTAAAATGAAAGAGGGAAAAACCCGCCACACGATATAGCTTACACTCTCGCTTACACTATATACACGGTATACTTTTAACCTATTTGATAATGGTCTACGCCTACCGTTTAGGCGCAATCTCTAAATCTGGTCTTATATAACCTATATCATAATCACCTAATTGTGCAATCTGATATGCACGAAAAGGCGGTATAACTTGCCATTTAGATACGGCAGGATGTGATATGCCCAGCATACGTGATAAGTTTTTACCACCATACTTATTGACAATTTCTTTTTTACGTTCCTTTGCTAATCCTACCTTTTCTATCATGTTTCACCCTGTTGTATTTTTGCAACAGTAGTGTGTCTTAATTGCAACAGGTATTTAGACCTATCCTCACACTTTATTGCTTCGTCTGTAAGCACTAATATATCATCTGCTTTGTTATAATGTTGAGGAATAACACTAGATCTGTCAAGGTTTATTATTTCCTTGTCAATTCTTTTTTGTTTAGCTTGTAATTCCTCAATTAATTCATCTAATACACTTGCCATAATTTGTTCTATATTTGTTTTGTTAACAAAAGTCAATCTATATACTTGACTTACGTTAATATATCATTTAACTTAACTTAATCAATAATAAATTAGTGAAAAAAGGATAAATATGACAAGTATAATGGCAAATAGTGGTAATGATGCACCAAGTTATCCAACGGTATCTGTTGGTGTACATAAGGCCAGATGTGTAAGAGTAATAGATCTCGGTACACAGCAAAATGATTATCAAGGGCAGATTAGTTGGAAAAGACAGGTAATGTTGATATGGGAAGTACCATCTGAAACAGATAATAAAGGTGAACCATTAACAATCAGTAAGTTCTATACGTTATCATTAAATGAAAAAGCAAATCTTGCTAATGATTTAGTATCATGGCGTGGTAGACCTTTTACTGAAACAGAAAAAAAGGGGTTTGATATATCAAAGGTAGTAGGTAAACCTTGTAGTATAAATGTTATACTAAATCAAAAAGGTAAACCAAAAGTATCAACCGTTATGCCGATAGGTAAGAATGATGACATTGCACAACAATTTCATCCTAGTGTAGTATTTAATATTACAGACTTCCAAGAAAAAAAAATGGAAGTATTTAATCAACTACCCGAAGGCATAAGAAACATTATCTTAAAATCTAAAGAGTTAGAAGGTACGGAAAAACAAGATTTAGGTGATGAGAACAATGCACAAGATCTTGGTGATATTCCGTTCTAATGAAGATAACAAATAAATCAAATCTACCTAAAGTTATTGAACGGGCTGTAAAAAATGATCCTTATGATAGTAGTGGATCTAATATATCTACAACCCGTTTGATTGCACCACCTAGAATAAGAGTACTAGAAATGCGTAACTGGGATCTTATTGAAGATGATGTATCTAACAGAATATTCTCTTTACTTGGTCAATCCGTACACCACATATTAGAGAGATCTAAACTAAAGGTAGATCTAGCTGAACGTAGATTGTTTTACAAAGATGATAAGATAACTAATGGATGGACATTGAGTGGTCAGTTTGATTTGTTATCTAGACAAGGTGATCTAACAGATTTTAAAGTTACATCTGCATGGGCCGCACTTGATGCATTGACTAATGGAAAAGACGAATGGGAAAACCAACTTAATGTATTAGATTTTCTATGTAGAAAAAATCAAAAGACATTGACAAGGTATAAGAAAGAAGTCAAAGTTAAATCATTAAACATAATGGCTATACTGCGTGATTGGTCAAAACTAAAAGTTATGCAATCAGACAACTACCCAAGAAAACAGGTTGTTATGATACCTATACGTAGATGGTCAGAAGAAGAACAAGAAAACTATGTACAGGCACGTATTAAATTACATCAAGATGCAGAAAAGTCAGATCAACTTCCATTGTGTACAGCAAAAGAAAGATGGCGAAAAGAAGATAGCTATGCTCTTATGTTGGACAACAGAAAAACTGCTAAACGTGTATTACCTACAAGAGAAGAAATGGATAAGTACATGAAAGAAAACAAATATGTAGAAGGCCAAGGTTGTAGGGTAGTGTTTCGTGCAGGTGAAGATGTAAGATGTCAGCATTATTGTAGTGTTAATCAGTTCTGTAGTCATTTTATGAATGTGAGTTTCTAGTGAGTAAAAAACCTAAAATCATAAGACCTTTCATTGTTACAAAAGATCCCATGGTTCAAAGTCTGTTGCACAAGTTTGCAAAGAGATCAGAAGATGGCATACTTAAATACAAAAAAACTATGGCACAAGCTAATAAACCCATAGAAAAATGGATTGAAGATGCACAAGAAGAAGCATGGGATCAAATTGTATATCTAGAAAAATTAAAATCTTTGTTAACAAAAGTACATTAATTTTAAAATTTATTTATCTAACATAATCTGTTAATATATGCTGATATGAAAATCAGCGATAATACTTCTGTAGCTATGCCAATGCGTAACCTAATAGCAATAATAGGGGCTGTCGCTGTTGGCACAATGGCCTATTTTAATATAGTAGAACAGCTAAATAAACACTCTACTACATTAGAGTTGATGGAAAAAGATTTAGAACATAATACAGAATTTAGAATAAAATGGCCACGTGGTGAGATGGGATCTTTACCTGCGGACAGCGAACAATTTATGTTAATAGAAGATCTGTACAAAACCGTAGAAAAATTGGTAGAGAACCAAGAAATGAATATGACAAACAAAGTTAATATAGAATTTTTACAAAAACAAGTAGAGAAGATGCAAGAAGATATTGAAAAATTAAAAGATAAAGTAAGAGCAAATGGAAGTTACGCACAATGATTGAAACAGTTGTAGCATTATTGATGATAGTAAACAATGAGATTAAAGAACATAGAATACAACCAGCTATGTCAGACTGCCTTAAAGGTAAGAGGGTTGCCGAGAGGCAGTTAAAAGGTGGTAGTAATGTAAGATATGAATGCCTACGATCTAAAGCAGAATTAGAAGAAGATAGTTTAGGCAACATACATATTAAAAAGTTAATATT